ACCTACAATGCTGCCAAAGCAAATATTTCAAACACTTTAAACATGACACCCAACACTCAGCAATATGGATATGGCAATACTTTTAACGACAACTATGCAAGAAGCATGACATCTGCCAATCCATTTTTTGACGAACTAACTAGCGAAGGATTAATATAATGAAATTTAATTTAAGAGGATTACTACAAGACGAAGAATTTTTATTAGGAGCAGGATTACTTTCTGCTGGATCACAAGGACAGAATGTTGGACAGGCTGTATTCCCATCCCTATTACAAGCCGCAAAAGTTAAAAAGGCTTTTACGCCTACTGCTAAAAAAACAAAACAAGCATTTGATAATGTTATGGGAAAGAATGTTTTTGTAACCGATTTGGAAATTGCACAAAGTAAGGGAAGATTCACACCAATAGATACAAGTCAAAGCATTATAACCAATCCTGATGGAACAGTTGAGATTATGTCTGGCTCTGGCACTGGAAAAAAAAGACTAGAAACATTAAAAGCTAATAATATTGATGCAGCTAATAAGCTAAAAGGTGGTTATGGGTTTTTAAAAGAAATAATTCCTAATATGCAAAGCAGAGCATCAAAAACCAAATCTGGTGCAGTTGGTGGTACGATTTCCTTTTTAGATGCTTTTGGCGACCAATTAAGTCAAATCGCCGAAACAACAGGAATGAAAAAAACATTAAAATTAAAATCTACAAAAGATATTGATAAATTTTTATCATCCCAAGGTCTTAAAAAGAATGCGGAAAATTATGCACAACTCAAAGGCTCAGTTACTAAATTAGGATATACATTAGCAAAAATTGAGGAACCAGAGAATCCCAGGTTGTCAGAGGGTGATATTTTGAGACAGCTTCATAGAATTAATTTTGGAGGATCAAGAAATCAATTTATTGCATCTTTACAGGGCATTCTTAATGATGAATATATTGCGGCAAAATCAAAATTTAAAGTTTTAAATCCCAAAGGTAATTGGGATTTTGAGATTCCGTCTGGAACAAATATATTACAAGAAAAGCAATTAATAGATGATGATCCATTAGGGATATTATAATGAAAACAATTGAACAAATAAAAGAAGAATATCCTCAATATCAAAATATCCCTGATGTAGAATTGGCAGAAAAAATATATTCTAAATTTTATGATGGCAAAATTAATGAAAGAGATTTTTATTCTAAAGTTTTTCCCAACATTCAACAAAAATCAGATACCGAATTTTTTAAAGAAGATGCCGCTTTTCAAAATATGTCAAAATATCTACCAGCAGGAAAAGAATTAACCATTGGTCAGATAGGACAAATTAAAGATCAATCTTTTAAACCAACCGTTAAACAAATTGCTGAAAAATCAGGAGTATCGGCTGATGATCCTGCATCTAACGAAGCTAGGTTCGCAGCATCTCTTGGTTATAATAAAGAACAAAAACAATTAGCAATTAAAAAAGTATTATCCAATTTATATAAACAAGATATAGATGTAAGAAAAGGATCTAATACTGGTGAGTTAGAATATTTAAATCCCAAAACACAAAAATATTCATTAGTAAATAAACCAGGTGTTGATTTGGGGGATTTTACAGGTATGAGTGGTGATGCTATGGTTATTTTACCAGACCTTGCTGTTACATTAGGTGTTGGTTTGGCATCCGGTGGATCTCTTGCTATTCCTTCAGGAGCTGCTGCTGCGTTCGCAGGTGAATATTCAAGATTAATGTTAGGTCAAAAATTGTATGGTATTAATAAGGATTTAACTGGAGATCAAATAGTAAAAAAAGCCGCTTTAGTAGCAGGAATATCATTAGGAGCTGGTTATGCCGGTGTCAGTGTGGCTAAAATAGTTAAGGGAGTTGATAATCTTTTAAAAGGAAGATTTGTCAAAGGTAGTGATGTTGCCCAATCTAAAGTTTTAGATGAAATTGCTGATGCAGACAAAGTTGCAGAAACAATTAATAAAAATTTAGATAAAGCTAAAATTAATTCAAAATTAAAATTCACCCTAGCACAAGCGACTGATGATGCGGATATGTTGGCTGCCCAACAAGCCTTTGAAAACGTTAAAAGACTTGGATATATGGATGAGTTTAGAACATTTGGAAGAAACCAAGCAAATGCCCTCAATCGATATTTTGGCTTTCTTAAAAGTGGATTTAATACCCAAGCGGTTAAGGGTAAAGTTATTTCCGAATTTGACGCTGGTAAATTAATTCAAGATGTTATTGTTAAAAGAAATCAACCAGTTATAAGAGATTTAATTGCTAAACAAAGTCAGGCTGAAAATATTTTAGAAAAATCAGTTATTAATTTACCTGATGGAAGTTTAAAACAAACAGGAGTTACAATAAGATCGGCTATAGACGATGCTGCCGGATTATATAAAAAAAAAGTAGATGAAGCTGCTAAATTATTAGAAGTTGCAGCAGGAGTAAAAACGATTCCATCTAATTTAATTTCAGATACTATCGCAAAATTAAGTGCAAAAGAAAAAGCAAATTTACTTAAAACAAAAAAAGTTGAATCTTTTTTTAAAAAACCAAAAACAGATCCCTTAGACGAGGGCATTGTAAAAGAAGAATTTAAACTTCCTTCTGAAATACCAATTGAAACAGCAAGAAACACTTTAAGCACACTTAATAAAATGATTAGAGATAAGGAGATGGGTTTAGCCGCAGGGGAAAGTGTAGATGTGGGCGTTTTAAAACAGCTTGTAAAATCTATTAATAAACAATTAAGATTAAATGCACCCAAGGAATACATAGATCAATTAGATAATTTTAATAGATTAGTTATACAAAATAAACAAAAACTCAATAATGCTATTATTGCCGAAATAACAAGAACCGACAATAAATTAAAAGTCTTTGGTGATGAGGATGTTTTTGGATTAACATTTAAAAAGGGCAAAGGATCACAGCAAACTGCCGAAAGATTACATGATGTTATTAAAGAATATCCTGATGCCATGACCGCTTATAAAAATTCTATTTTTGATTTTTATAAATCCAAAACATTAAAAGATGGTATTCCCAGCCTTAATAAACACAATCAGTTTTTAAAAGATTATGATGCACCTTTAAAAATGTTCTTTAGCAAAGGAGAATATAATCAAATTTCTAAAATAGGCGGTTTAAAGAAGGTTGTGGATAATGCAACAAAATTAAGAGATGATACTGTTAAACAAATAGTTAAATCTTTTGAAGGAAAATTAGAAAAATTAACTCCTGGTGAATTAGTTAATAAAATTTATAAACCTAATAACATTGGAGAAATATTAGAACTTAAAAAAATATTAAAAAACGATCCTGATGTTTACAAGGCGTTTCAAAGAAATATTTTATCTCATTTAAACGAAAACACATTAAAAAATTCAGATAGATTAGGAACTAGAATTATTGATTCTAAAGCCTTTGATAAATATTTAAATGGTTCAGGCGGTGAAAGAGGATATAGGGTTGCTTTAAAAGAAATCTTTGATGTAGAGCTTGTAAATAATTTGGATATTTTAAATAAAGCATTGCAATATACAGGAAGAAAAGCACCATCTAGGGCGGCAGAGGGTATGTATGGAAATGCCTTTAGTGATATTATTAGAGCAAGATTAGGACAGTTTACTTTATGGGGAAGATTATTTACTGCATCAAGAAGAATTTATGCCAAAGCATCTGAAAGGGTTATGGCAAACGCTTTATTAAATCCTACAAGTTTGAAAGAATTAATTGAATTAAGAAAATTAAAACCAAGCTCTGCAAGGGCAGCTTATATTCTTGGAAAATTGGGGGGATCTATGTTTATTAAAGATGAAAAAGAATAATGCCAACACAATCTCAAAAAAATACACAGGAAATAATTAAATTACAAGGGGAGGTCAGATTAGTGAATCAAAAAATAGACACCCTGATTAACAATCACCTTACCCATCTTGAGACAAGAATTAACAATATTAACAAAATTTTATGGCTGGTACTTATACTCGGTATAACCAGCCTGGCAGACATCATCAAAACGGCACTTCTTTCTTAAATAAAGCGGACACAGGAACCATTTCGGAGCATTTAGCCATCTGCGATTTAACGCAGCAGGGCTGGATGGTTTCCAAAGCCTGTTCCCCACAGTGTATTTTTGATTTAGTGGCGGTTAATGATGAAGGCCAGGTAAGGTTAATAGACGTAAAAACTAAATCGTTTCGTAAAAAAAATAGATGGACCATCTTCAGGAGTCCGTCTGCAAAACAGAAAAAACTTGGTGTTGAAATTATGGTCATTGATCCCATGCGACATCTTTTAAACCACAGGGAAAAACATCATGATAAACCAAAGAAATTGTAAGAAGTGTAAACATTTATGCCACTGCATAGAGGCAGACCATGAAGGATGTCAGTGTAGCGGATGCGAATGTAGCAGCAAGGAATATTTTCGACATTTTGATAAAAAAACAGAAGATAAAAGCAAACAACAACAAGAACGAGAAAACGATTTAAGTTTTGAAAACGGTGGCGTTGTTATTAACAACACCAATGAACGTGAAGGATGCCAATAGGCATAAGGAAAAATAATGAAAAAAAACAAGAAGAAAAACAAGAAGAAGAACAAGAAGAAGAACAAGAAAAAGAAAAATAAAAAGAAAAGAAAATAAATGATTAAGGATTTTGTTTTAAGTTTATTGGAAACTTACGGTGGAAAAATATCTTGTTGGGCTTGGAACCAAAGGTGGAATAAGCGTCATTTCAACATACGATCAAACGATTATTATAAAACAGCCAAAAAATGATTCATCATCCCCACCATAAACACATGATGGCGATGTATGTTTTTATTATTCTTTATTTAGTGATGGATATTATCTTTTAATGCCAAGACCAATTAGAAAATTTATAGTCAGATTAAGAATGTGGTACGCTGCATTCAGAGGGCATAAAGGTATGCGCTGGAATTACGAACCTTCAGAGCATTACTTCGGCAGAAGAAAGAAATGAAAATCTCTGAAAACACAGCAGTTTCAATGCCTATGCGTAACCTGCTATCAATCATAGTGGCAGTTGGTATAGGAGTGTGGGCGTATTTTGGTGTCGTTGAAACTCTAAATAAACACAGCACAACTTTAGAGTTGATGGAAAAAGATTTAAGTCAAAATACAGAATTTAGAATCAAATATCCTAGAGGAGATTTAGGACAATCTTCAGGTGAGTCCGAACTTTTCATGCTTGTGGAGCATACTTCAGGAATCGTAGAAGATATTGAGGAAGAAATTAAAAGCATGAGAAACAATGCAGTTAATATTGAGTTTTTACAGAAGCAAGTAGAAAAATTACAAACACAATTAGAGAAAGTTCAAGAAGAACATCGTACTATTAAGGCTAATGGCAATTATCAATGATCGAAACAGTTTTTGCATTACTCCTGATCATCAATCATGAGATTAAAGAACATAGAATACAAGATACATTGAGTGAGTGCCTTAAACATAAAAGGGTAGCAGAACGAACCAGCAAAGGTAAAGCTATTCAATACAAATGTATTAAATCTTTAGCCGAACTGGAAAAGAACATAGATGGTTCAATAACCATTAAAAAACTTATATTGGAATAACAATCAGCAGAATTACCACAACCGAATTATTATCATAATGATAATAGTAGTATCAATGCTTTAGGGGTTGATGCTTCAATCTTGCTTAATCAAGGAGGTTAATTATGACAAGATACGACTTAATGGACTTTGATCCATTTAAAAACTACACCATAGGGTTCGATAGAATATTCGATTCTCTATTGGAGGTTTCAAAACTAAACACTTCAAACTTTCCGCCATACAATATAAGAAAAGTAAAAGATGGCGAGTATGAAGTAGAGCTGGCATTAGCCGGCTTTAATAAGAAGGATATTAAAGTTGAATTAAAAAATGGAACTTTATCTGTTTCTGCAACGAAAGAAGAAAAAGATTCTAACAATTTAATTCACCAGGGTATTGCTTCAAGAAGTGTGCTTAGAAAATTTTCTTTATCAGAATATATGGAGATTAGGGATGCTGGTTTTAAAGATGGTATTCTTAAAATAAAATGCTTAGAAAATATTCCTGAAGAAAAGAAACCCAAAACAATAAATATAAACTAAACACAAGAGGGGGTGATGAAATATTCATCCCCTCTTTTTAATTTCCATTAACATTTTAATGTTCGGAGGGAGCTATGTTAAAATGGTTAGGGGAATGGTTAGAGCAAAAAGTGGATCATTTAGAAAAGGGCTTAGTTAAAAAATTAGAAGAATCACAAAACTTTCATCGCTTATCCCATTGGCTGTTTAATGAAACTTGCCGATGCCCAAAAAAATAAAATATGCAAGAAACAGAAACCATGAATGAGGTTAAAGAATCTATTAAAGCTCATGAGGGATATAGAAATAAGGTCTATCGGTGCAGCGAAAACCGTAGAACCGTTGGCTATGGACACCTTTGCGTTGAGGATCATTGGGAAGATGGCAAGGAATACGACAAAGCCTACCTGGAAGAAATTTTTGAAAAAGATTTTGAAAACGCATTGTATAACAGCCGAACCTTAATTGGCAATAGAAATCTTGACCACATTGCACAAGGAGTTATTTGTGAAATGGTTTTTCAATTAGGGATTGGCAATGTTTCCAAATTTAAAAAAATGTGGGCAGCGTTGGACCATGAGGATTACGAAGAAGCCGGCAATCAGATGCTGGATTCAAGGTGGGCAAAGCAAACACCCCACCGATGCGGAAAACTGGCAGGAACAATGAAATCAGCAAAACTTTAGGAGGCACTATGGCGTTTCCAATTTTTTCAGCAATTAAATTAGCACTTAATGCTGGATCACACATTTATAAGAAAAGACAAGAAACTAAAATGCGTATGGCAGATGCTCAATATATGCACGCAGAAAAGATGGCCAGAGGTGAGGAATCTTACCAGGGCAAGCTCTTGGAGGCTCGGCAATCCGATTTTAAGGACGAATTCGTTCTTTTAATTTTAAGTGCGCCCATAGTGGTGCTTGCCTGGGCGGTCATCAGCGATGATCCTCAAGCTATGGAAAAGGTAAAATTATTTTTTGAGTATTTCTCGCAATTACCGACCTGGTTTACGTCACTTTG